TCAATTTAGTTGCTTGTTAGTAACAAATTGATTGAATTTAGTTCCAATATCATCAATCGCCGATTGTGTAATATGGGTATATACATTCATAGTTGTCTGTAGATCTCCATGGCCCAATCTGTGTTGTACTTGTTTCAAGGATAAACCAGATTCAAAAAGTAAGCTTGCATGAGTGTGTCTGAAACCGTGAACTGTGATTTGTGGTAAGTCTGTCCCTTTGATAATTTGCAAGAGCCACTTCCGTGGCAAACTTGGTGTCATAATTCCACCTGATTCAGATTGGAACATAAAAGTAGAACTTGGGAAAGTTTCATGAAGTTGTTGTAAAATTTCCAAAGTCTCGTCATCTAAGCTGATTAATCTATCACTTGACTTAGTCTTCGTAACATCTATTTCTAGTCCAGTTTGAGTACGTGTAACAGCTTTGTTAATTGATAGAGTATTACGATTCAAATCATCCCAGGTTAGCGCTAGCAACTCTCCTTTTCGTATGCCAGTGAACGCTAGTAATCTAAACAGAGCTATCTTTTCGATGTTATCGGTTTTTTCAACAAGTTCTAAAAATTGTTTTAGCTGATTTAGAGTATAAAAATTATTACCTGTTTTACGCTCCCTCTTGATTTTTGGTGCAGTAATAGGTAAAGCTGGATTGTTGCTAATATAACCATATCTGACAGCAAGATTCAGAATATTTCGGACTAGTCCAAGGATTTTCCCGCCGTATTTTAACTGAGAACACCATTCTTCAGTTAAGTTTTGAACAAGAAGTGGATTAATATCTCCAATCGTAACTTTATCAAGTTTTGGCAAAATATGTTTATTAATATTTCTTTCCGTTTTTAAGTATGTGCTTCCTTGGACAGTTTTTTCATATTCTTTTAGCCATTGTTTAGTTAACATACCAAACGTCATACTTGATTTAGGTTTCTCAAGTTCAGCTTGTAAATTAATTAGTGCAGCTCTTGCAGATTGTCTTGTGCTGAATCCAGACCTCCGAATATATTTTCTTTTACTGTCAACATAGCCAGCATACAAAAGAAATTTATAAGCAGTAGCACCGTTTTTCTTTTTATATGATTCTATTCGCATTGGTTATCATCTCCAAATTTAACTAATAAAGTATAGTAAAAGACCTTAGTAAAGGTCAATTACAGTTTTGCCTCACGCTCGCACCGACCAAAGTTGAGCGTGGGGCTTTTTGTTTATCATTTATTTTAATCCGTTGCTTGATTTAGAATCAACAACTAGTACGCCATTTTTTTGAATAAAATGAATAGATACGCTTGCATAATACGAACCATCATTCAAGTCCCAACCACAATCTTTTGAAGGTACCTCAGCATCTGTTTCAATATCGTAGTCCGTGCTGTCAGATACACTATTAGGTCTTCCAACTTTTGCAACAACTTCGTCGTAAGTTGTTTGACCTTTGATCAATGAATTGAAATAAGATTCTGACCATTTAAATTTAGCGTCCGCATTTTTAACTTTTGCTCTAGAAGAAGAAGCTTCGATAGAAGAAGACTTGCTATAAGAGGATTCGTATGATTTTGATGTTTTATCGAATGATTTGCTTGCGGTATCGATCACTTTACCATACATTGATTGTGTAACTAGAACAATTATCATTGCTAAAATTGAAATAACGATACTAACATAAGTTAGTGTTTTTTTGCGTTTTCTATTAAAAAATAACGCAAAAAATCCAATAATTAACGCAATTATAGCAATAACAAACGATCCGTTGTTAATGAATGGCATCCATGAGCTAATTAACGCAATTGCGCCAATTATAATTGCAATAATAGGCAAAACTTTCTTTTCAGATTGTTCCATAAAAATCTCCCTGCCAGCTTTTTACGTGGATCAGGTATTGCACGTTATTATTTAAATTAATTTTTTAAACTCATTGACAACCATAGCTTCGTTCGCTATTGTTTTTAATTTGTAAACTTTCATAAATCTGTAAACGTTAAAGTCTTTAACGTCGTCTAACGTGGTTCAGATATTACACATAGTTATTAATTTCCGAGATTAAGCGTTCAACTTTTTCCAGCATATTAATTCTCCCTGTAACTACCAATAACTTCTCCGATAATACGGAAATCACTATCTCTATCTATCGGTATATCCTCATATTTGCTGTTTAAACTATGCAGAAACGCCCCCTCGGCGTGTATAAGTAGCTGTTTGATATAAGCGTCACCGTAATATTCAAAAACTCCTATATCGCCATCCGTGAGGTCTACGGACAGCTTTACGAATACATAGTCGCCAGAATGATAATCGGGCTCCATAGAATCGCCATAGACCGGGATAACAAAATCAGCGTCATAATCGACTGGTAATTCAATTGTTTCTACTTGTACATCATTCAGATACTGACCTGTACCAGCTGAAGCTGCGTGGTCGTAGTAGTTGTAAGAGAATAATTCTACTACTGTATTCTTACTATCTTCTACTGTATTTTGTTGTTCTAGTTGTGTTTCGGCTGTATCAAGAACGATTAGTTGTCGCTTGTGTTCTAATTGAGAAGAAGTAGAGTTTATTTTTTGTAGGGTAGATGGGATAAGTTCTGGTGATGCGGTTTCTTGGATTTTATATATTTCGTCACCTAAAAGCTTCGATTTTGGTATTCCGAAAATAGAAGCCATTTGTTCTATATTATCCATTAGAGGTTTGTTTCTGCCCACCTCCCAAGCTGAAATGGCTGTTGGAGCTATTTTTAACTTTCTAGCTAGCTCTTTTTGGGTTAGCTTATTTTGTTTTCTGAAATATTTTATATTATCCGATAAGTTAGCCATCTTTTGCTCCTTTACTATTATATGTCTAACAATATTGTACACTTCAAGTGGAATAAATGCAATATTTTTTTAGCAAAATGCAAAAAAACACTTGCAAGTACACTTCAAGTGTAGTATACTATAATCAAGCTTAAGGAATTAAGCAAAACGAAAGGAGGTAGCCACTGATGGAAAGTAGGCGAAATAAAAAACCTAAACACAAAGAACTCGAATTCGAAATACAGATTCTTTGGTTTAGGCTCAAAATAAAATATCTGATTACGAGGTAATCGGATAGGGGGTTGAAAATCCCCCACCCCTTAAAGGGGTTATACTTACTATATCATAGTGGTTACTTTCTTTCAAGAAAATAGAGAGGAATAAAAAAATGACTGATATTGAAAGTCAACGTGCTTTTATAGCTAATATCAAAAAAATGTTTTCAGATATTGAAGAAGCATACGCAAAAGAAAAAGACCCAATCGCTAGGTGCGAGCTAGCAATAGGGTATCTTAAATTAGGAAGCTATTTAGAAGATTTCGGCATTTTATCTACCAAATGTATCTAAAAACGCTTCAACGTCCTTTGCTCGTCGTTCGTTTTCAGCTTCAATGATAGGCTTATTGTGAGCCTCTACAGCTTCATAGGCGTCTTCGTAAAGTTTGATTTTATCTTCGATAGACAAAGTAGGGCTAGAAGAAGCGACAATAGCGAGAGCTAAATCTTTTGAATTAGAAATTTTCATTAGCTTATCCTCCTTTCTGCTAGGATAAGTTGATTATAACATTTTTAGGAGGTACAAAATGAATTGGAAAAAACTAATGCTAGGCGATTTAGAACACACGTTTACTAGTCGTGATGGCAAGGAAAAAACAAGCGTTGAATTTGAAGGTGGCTTATTGCCAGCTCTGTTAGTGCTAGGTGGTATCACTTGGCTGATCGCTTGGCTTATTACAAAATAAAAACTCCCATGAGGGAGTGGAAAGGTGAAAATATGAACATCAAAAAATTGTTGTTTGGGTCTTATGATTACAATAAGACATCAGAAGATGATAGAGAGAAAGATTTAATTATGAATGATAAAAAAGAGACGGAAATTATGGATAAAGAAAAAGAAATAGAAAAAGAAATAGAAAAAACGATTGATGAATTTTTTAGAATTCGAAAAAAATTTTCAAATGGAAGCTGGATGACTATTAATAGATATTATAATGATACGGTGAATAAAAAGCTGAGAGACATCTCCGTTGAATTAACTGATGATGAATTGTTAGAGACTAAAAATAGAATGATATCAAATAAGGTGTTTAAACTAACAGAACACTAAATAAATATTTTTATCAAAGAAATTATTACTGCTATACCAGTGAAAAATAAAGATATATTTGCTTTATTTTCAGCACGATTGTTTCTGTTTGAATTAATTATGGTTTCGACTGCTACTAATCTCTTATCGATATCAGTAATGATTTTGTTCAGTTCTACTTGTTCATCGTGAATCGTATTTTTGACATATGGTTCAATTACATCATAGGCAATTACCCTTGCCTGGGGGGTATCTGAGAGGGTATATTCCTTTAACATAGCAATCATTTTCCTTTTAAGTATGTTGTGGCTTTAGAAATCTCATTGCCATTTTTATTCCTTAGTGTAAAAATGGCAGCATAAACTTTATTGGTTTCATACGTCAACGCTTTTATAGTTATGTTAAGAGGAAAATCAATGTGAGAAGGAAAAGGATAGTGTGAATCTTGCAAAATGCTAACGAGTGGCATTCGTTGGCTCACGCCTCCTTTTTTACCAGAAATAGTTCCATCTTCTTCGGTTTCGTAGATAAATAATGAAATGGAATATACTGCACCATTTTCATAATTTAGATTCATTAAGGTCACTGAAAAATCTACGCTGTGTTCACCGCTTGGAACGTAAATATTTTCTGATATAAAATTAGCAATATATTCTTTTTTGTGGAAAGGGAGTAGAAATTCGTTATTTTCGGACATAATATCTCCTTTGAAATTTAATATATATAATAACACTATATTTAGTGGTTATCAATAGGAGAAGCAAGTGAGTGAAGAAAATATTACAATCAACTGGGAAAAGTTCAAAAAGCTCGTCAGAGAACACGGATATAGTTTTGAAAGCCTTGGAAAAGCTACGGGATTAGGTCGTAGAAATATCGAAAATATAAAAAATCATGATCCCGGTTATTCCAAGATGGTCAAAATCGCTGACGCTCTAGATGTCAGCCTAGACGAATTTAGATAGAAAGGAGGTGGGGAATTATGAAAGAAATTTTGTCAAGTATAGCAAAAAGCCTTGAATCCATTGCGACTGAATTCAAAGCTCAAAATTCTTACAGAGAAGAAATGAAACAAAATATGGAACAAATGGAAAAAATAATATTAGATATCCAATCAGATCCATTTGGACTCAAACACTTAAAAGATAAAGCGTTGTCCGAAAAAGCTTCTAAGCAAAAGGGATAGCATCCTTTATTTTCTTAGCAAACTCAAGCCAATATTCTATCCTGCCAGATAAAGTCTTGGCTTGGTCTTGTTTTTCAAGTTCAGCGATAGCTTCGGTTGTTAACGAAATTAGATAAAGCGTATCGCTTGCAGCCGTCGCTGAAATATAGCCATGTTTTCTAAGTTCAAAACAAGTATCTAGTACATCTTCTTCAGACCATTCATTCATAATGTTTTCTTTGATGAATTGAATATCTTCGAAATTGCGAGACTCTTCTTTAGAAATTTTATCTTTACGTCTCTCGTTGTATTTGACATACATTGAACTTAAAAGAAACTTGGCATCTTTTGTTAATTTATCCATATAATCACCTCCTTTCTGCTCACATTATAGCAGATTAGAGGTACTAAAAACAGATAGAAAGGGGGTGGGGGAATGACGAAAATGACACTAGAGATGGCAAGAGTAAAAGTGTCAATGACGCAAGAAGAAATAGCTAGAAAAATCGGTGTAGATAGAAATACATATGCTAGCTACGAAAATTATAAAACTCCAATGCGTATCGATAAAGCTATTAATTTTTGTAAAGTTGTTAACGTATCAATTGACGATATTATTTTTTTAAAACAAAACTACACTTCAAGTGTATAAAACTAGAAAGGACGCTATGAACGAACTAGCATTATCGGATAATCTGAAAATACCAGATTTTAGAATTAGAAGATTTGAGAATACAAAACATGAAATTATGTTTGCCCAGATGTTTCCGCATCTTAAGCAACAAGTTGCTTTTGGAACAGGAAAAGGCGGTTATAAAAAATGGATGACCAAAAAATACACCGTAGATTTTTTTGACGAAAATAATAAAGTTGCATACGAGATAGACGGTAAAAGTCATGAGACAAAATTAGGATGGATAAACGATAGATTAAAAGACCATTTTATGAAAGAAAAAGGAATTTTAGTTATTCATTACACAAACGAACAAGTCGAAGATGCTTATAACGAATGGAGTAAATTCAGCATGGAGGCATTTAATGAATTCTTTAATAACACAGTCTGATTTTGATTATTCTCTAGTCGCTGACGATACCGCTTCTAAATTGAAAGGACTAAGTAACCAATTAGACGGAATTTATCAAAATTATTCTATAGCAGTTGGAGAAGTTCTCTATCAAGCCCAACAAGAATTAGCTGGATATGGTAATGGTGTCTTTGGACAGTGGGTTGAAAGCAAGGGAATTTCAAAAAGTAATTCATACAACTACATAAATGCGTATAAGTTTGTCCAACAGTTGGACGAACCTCAAGATAAAGAAATTTTTTTAAGTCAACCTCAACGATTAAAAAACGAAATGTCCAAACCATCAGCGAATCAAGAAGTCAATCAAGCTGTATTTAACGGTGATGTTACAACTCATAAAGAGTACAAAGAATTAGAACGTCAACTCAACCAAGCCAAGGCTGACCTTGAAGAAAAAAACGCTCAAAATGAACGGTTGGCAGAAATGGCATTAAGTAAAGAAGAACCTCAAGTGATTGAAAAAGAAGTTATCAAGGAAGTCATTCCAGATGATTATGAATCAACGAAGTCACTTAATTCAGACTTACTGAAAAAGAATAAACAACTTTCCAAAACGCTTGAAGAAACTGAATGGGAACTCGATAGCAAAAAACTGGAATTAGCGACAATAAAATTGGAGTCACAGCGAGCTATTGAAGTAACAGACCAAATTCGGCATCTCGAGGGTAAAAAAGAAAAACTTGAGAACCTTGTCACTTCAATAAGTGAGCTATCTTCAATTATCAGTGACGTGCAAAACTTCTTTGATACGAAAATGGCACCGCTTCGTTTTAAGCCGATTATCAACAATGTTAATGCACATTATTCAGTTACAGAAGTGACCAAGATGGTTAACACAGTCCAGTCTTGGTGTGATGAGATGTACAAAATCATTCCATCTGGGAATAGAAAAATTATAGAAGAGGTAATAATCAATGAGTAAAGAATTATCAAAAATGAACGAAAAAGACGCTCTTGAAGTCGTCAAAGGAATGACGCTTGAAGATATGATGATTGAGGTCTTATCTTCTCAAAAGCAAGTAAAAGCTTCCCAAGAAGCCATTAAAAAAGATGTTGAAGAAGTTCGGTCTTTAGCAATTGAAATTGATAAAAAAGTCCACATCGACGATGTAGAAGCTAGTGAAATCAAAAGTATTATCAGCAAACAAGCTTATGGTTTTGCTAAAGAATATTTTGACGCATCAGGTAAAATCGCTAGTCAAAACCTATTTGCATCTAAAAAAGGTCAGTTCATCCGTTTGCAACATTCACATTTGAAACATCACTTCAACGTTACGAAATATACGCATATTAAACATACCGAAGCAGAAAAAGCGTTCTCTTATTTAAAATCACTAACATTTGACAGTTTCTCATTGTTTGAAATTCGTGAAACACCAAAACAAAAAGAAATTATCGCTTTAGAAAAAGGCGATGTAGCTTAGAAAGGAGAAGGGATGGAAGAAATTTTAAGCCATAATGAAATGGAGTTGATGAGTTCTATTTCAGGGCTTCAAAAGTCAATATTCATACAAACAGAGCACTTATCTGAGCAACTAACGAAAAAACTTCATCATCTAGAAGACTACAATAGCCCAATTGATGATGAAGCGATTAGATTAGCTGAGGTGACAGCAGAATTTTACAAGTTGCTAATCAAGTCTCCTAGTATTAGTGCAGTTGTCAAGGAGATTGTGAGCGAGGGACATAAGTGTTAATGCGGTAATTGCATCGTTGATACTATCTGGATTGTAATACTTGAGTTTATGGGCTTTTGAATTGCGATAAAGGTGAGCAATTGTGAGCAATAGATTTTTCAATCCTTTGTACTCGCTCTGCTCGTTTTTATTAAAAATTATACCACAGAAAGGAGAACCATATGAGACCAAAACAATATCCGTATAGCGGAAATAAAAAAGAATCTATTGCGGTAACAGTAGATTCCAAAACGCTAGCCGAGAAACTAGAGATTACTGACCAATCGAATATTTCCCAAGCGAAACACCGATTATTTGGTCTGTAAACAAGTAGACAAACGGCATTTTGAATTCTTGATGTGAAGATGAAATCAAGGTATCAGCTTAGACGAATTTAGATAAGAAAAAAAGCCACTGCGGGGACAGTGACTTACGAAAATAACTACTTAGATTATAACACAAAAGAAGAGGAGATGCACATGGCGATTGAAATTTTTGGTCCAGATTTTAGAAAAGAATTACTTGAAGATTTAATTGCTTTAAACAGAGAAGCACTAAAAATAGCCCAGACAAAAAACTCTAAGTCTATTGAATGGGTGACGATGAAACAACTCGAAAAAGAAACCGGCTGGGGACGCACTAAATTGAGTGAGTGGAGAGATGAAGGCAATTTTAGTTTTAAACGTTCTTCTCTCAACGGGAAAGTGCTATATGACCTGGCGGATGTCAATAGATTTCTACGAACAAGTGGATTGAGAAAAGGAGTATGATATGGAAAATCCAATTACAGGCGTAGTAGTCTTATTATTTATTGCTTTAATTGCGTACATCGGAAACCGCAATAGTAATCAAAAAACAATTACAAAAACAGTTGACACAATCTTAGATGATTATCAAGTTGTACGTAAGGTTGAGAGACCAAAACGCACGGATTTTATAGAGTTACCCACTCCAGGATCGTGTGGGAAAGTCTGGGGCAAGGATAGACCTTTTTAAAAAAGGGGAGAATATGAATAGGTTGAAAGGATTAAGAGAATCTAAGAATTTAACAGTAATGCAATTCATTGAAGAAATTCGTCAAATTGCTCCAACAATGACTGCGACGCAATGGATAGCTTATGAACGTATAGGAATTGTAGAATATAACGATAATTTTTGGCAAATGATTGCAGATTTTTTTCACGTTGACCTTGGCTATCTTTACGGTTTTCAACCCGAGCCTGTTATCAGAGACTTATACGCTGAAATTGAATTCTTACGTGATGAAAATAGACGACTAACTAATGAATTGCTGGAGGTATTAAATGAATAACGATTGGAAAAAAAGATACATTAACAATCAAATAGACTTTTTCAATGACATCAAGACATGTGTCAAAGAAAGATGGCCAGACATGAAGGTGGATGATGTCGATAAAATTTCGATAGCGATTTACAGAAATTGGCCCGTAAGTGACATCAATAGCACACTAGAAGTGATAGAAACGGATTTGGAAAAATTATGAAATGTTATGTCAATAAACAAAAAAAACTAGCAATAGACATGAATTATAAAGATAAATTCGGAAAATTTAGTTCTGACTCTATCCAGATTTTAGAAGGTAAATTAACTGATTCTATTCAAATTGATGTCGAAAATGCTATGAAAGAAATTATCGATAAGTATAGTCAATTGTTTGATACGCCTATAATCGATGATTTATTCACAGAAAAAGAAAAACAATTAAAGCAATCTTATGATGTCGAAACTACATTGACAGAAATGTTCGAGGTGGAATATGAAGATAACTAAAGCAACAGAGATTACAAAGACTCATAATTGGCGCATATTAATCTATGGCAAACCCGGAAACGGGAAAACTTACTTAATTAATTATTTAAAAGGAAAGACACTGATTTTAGACATGGACCATTCATCTAAAACGATTGCCGGAAACGAAAACATTGATATTATCCAATTTGACAGGACGCACCCTAGCGACTTTATGACTGAATTCTTGACAGAATTACCAGAACTTATCAAAGAATATGACAATTTAGTCATTGATAATATCACAAGTTGGCAATCAGACTGGTTTATCGAACAAGGTCGCAAGTCTAAAAATGGAATCACAAACGAATTGCAACAATACAACATGTGGACCAATTACTATTTACGAGTATTGACTACCATTTACAGCCAACCTATTAATATTTTTGTGACTGCTTGGGAATCAACGCAAGATTTAACGCTCGAGAGCGGACAAATGATTACACAATACGTCCCAGATATCCGCAAACAAGTCCTAAGCCAAACGCTAGGTTTAACCGATGTTGTCGGACGTATTCAAGTAAATCCAAAAACTGGTGGACACGGGATCCTTTTGGAAGGAAGCGATGGACTGTACGCAAAAAATAGGCTTGATAATAGGACCGTTTGTAAGGCGGAAGAGTTGTTTAATTTCGAAGGGAGTGATGCGTAACGGTATACCATTTACACGAATATCAAACAGAACTTATAAATGAGGCAAGAAGACATATTTTAAAGCATAATGTGATGATTGTTAGTCCACCTGGAAGTGGTAAGTCAGTAGTCATTTCTGATATTGCTAAGTCAGCGACTCAAAAAAACGGATACGTTTTATTCTTGGTCCATCGCAAAGAATTAATTGACCAAATCACTAATAGTTTTAAATTCCATGGAATTGACATGAATAAAGTGGATTTAATGACAGTTGGTAAAGCTAAAAACCGCTTGGATAAATTAACAAAACCAACCTTAATTATCACAGATGAGGGTCATCATGGGAAAGCTAGTACCTACCAAATGATCTATGAATACTTTTCAGACGTGCCGAGGATTGGTTTTACTGCTACACCTTGGCGTCTATCAGGCGACGGTTTTACAGACACTTACGATGTTATGGTTCTTGGTAAAACGGTCGAGTGGCTTATCAATAATAATAAACTTGCACCATATGATTATTATAGTGTTCTATCAATTGATACTGCGAAATTAAAAGTACAAAACGGAGATTACTCCAATAAATCGATTGACGAATCATTTGGTAAAAAGATTTTTGGTGATGTAGTTCAAGAGTATATAAAAAAAGCGAACGGTCAGAAAGCTATTTTATACGCTCACTCGGTAGAAGCATCGCAGGCATTTGCTAAAGAATTCCAATCTATGGGAATTAATGCAATACACGCAGATGCAAAAACGCCTAAAGCCAAACGGGATAAAAGCATGAAAGATTTCCGTGACGGTAAAATACAAGTTATCTGTAACGTTGATTTGATATCAGAAGGTTTCGATGTCCCAGATTGTACAGTAACTATTCTTTGTAGACCTACAAAATCATTAGTATTATTTTTACAACAGTCTATGCGGTCGATGAGATATCAACCTAATAAAAAAGCTATCATTTTAGATCACGTAGGAAACTGGAATATTCACGGCTTACCTGACACACCGCATCATTGGGAGAATTATTTCCGAGGAGGGTGGAAGAAGAAGTCGAATAAAACTAACACGGTACACGCAAAAGAATGTCCTGTGTGTTCAGCTTTGTGGCCACTTAGTCAACAGCTCTGTGAATTATGCAATCATGATTTTGGATTGAAAGAAAAACAAGAGAAAGAACGCATAGAGGCAGAACTTGAACTCATAAAACGTGAGCGGTTTAGAATCAAACAACTTGCTAATAAGAAGTTTGGTAAAGATTTAAAAACAAACTGGGAAATTGCCCAAGCTAGGGTTAAAGACGCTGGTAAAGGTAAACCATTATATAAACTTATCTATTTCTACTTAAAAACTGATTGGGTAGAAACAAACGTTAATGAACTTGCCGAAGTAACAGGCAAGTCAGAAAAAGAAATATATAGCGCCTACAATTGGCTAAAAAAGAAATTAAGAGGATAAAAACATGGCAGGATTTACAACAGATTTTTCAGAAGTTAAAGAACACGCAGAATTCAAAGAACAACCATACGAAATGATTGTCTATGATGCATATGAAGCAGTAAATGACCGTAACGGCAAAAAACGTGTTGTTATTGACTATGTTGTTCGAAACGATATCAAGCAAGAAATGCAAAACTACCACTTATGGGATGAGCAATATCCCAACTCACAAACTGGGAAGTATCATATCGGCATTTTAATGGGTAAAGCAAAAGCACTTGGTATCAAAGAGGGGCAACACTACGATAGTTTTGAAGCGTTTTTAAACGACTTCAAAGGACGCACTGCAAAAGTAACCGTTAAACTTGACGAATATAACGGAAATAAATACCCGAAAGTTCGTTACGCAAACCAAAGTGAAGTACCAAATTCACAACACGTTTGGAAAGAAAAAACAACTGGATTTACACAAGCGGAGATTGAAGAAGACGATCTACCGTTCTAATTTAGACTGGGGGATAAATGACATCAAATGAATTTATTGAAGCTTTATCAAAATTGACCACCGAAACCGATTGGGGAGACCCAATCTTCGGCGAGTCAGTACTTAAAGCTGAATTACGAAAACACTTATTTAAAATTGTCCCAATTGATCACAATGGGTATATCCACAAACTGTTTTATTCAGAAATGGTTAAAGATGAAGATGTCATGTATTTTGTGTCAGATGGACGAAAAACTTATCGCTTTTTATTTGGAGAAACAAAACTTAAGACTGATAAACAAGGCAATGAATATCTCACATACTCCGTTGAAAATAATTTTCCGCCATTTGCAAAACTAGTTATCGACTACATTCTAGGTACTTACACGTTTTTTGAGAATAAACTTTATGACATTCGATATAAGCAATTTAAATTGATTGATGATTTTACACTTCAGACTAAGTATGGTTTCAAAGACTCTGGTCACATTTTAGAGATACTACAAGGTATTCACAAAACGCTAGACGTTAAACCGATTAATTATATCGAACCTTATCAAATCGCTTGCAAGGATTTCATAATCGACCTTGAAAATTCTGAAATCATTAACCAACCGCCTTTGCAAAACGTATCTTATTTTAAGTATTACGAAGTAGACTACAAAACAGCAATAAACAGTAAGTCTATTGCAGAAGAATATCTTGAATACGTTATTGCAGATAGCAATTCGTTAAATAATGCAATACTACAATCCTATTTCATAGCGCAGGTATCGTGCGGTGTTCGTGCTAAAACAAATTTCTTTATCTCTAAATCAGGGGTACGGACTGGGAAAGGGTTACGACATATCGCACTATCAGGTCTATTTAATAAGATTGATGTGGAATTAGACACTTTAAAGAGTAACGGTTTCGAGGCGCTGCAAGCATGGGCAATGTTCTCAGGCGGCGAAATGGCGCTAGCTACTGAGCAGGGTGACATTCAAGGCAACGCAATGGAACGAGTGCTAAAAATCATTGCGACTGAGAAAACACACGTTGCACGAGCAATCGGTCAGAATCAGTCAATGGTTACGTTGTCATCTGTACTGTGTGTCGACACAAATAGAACAGTAGCACTATCCGATGAAATGAATGGACGAAAAGTGTTAATTCAATTTAAAGATAGACCGAAAGAAGAAACAGATTTCGAACGTGAGCAGATATTCAGACCTTACTGGCTAGCATTTACTGACCGTGATAAAAATCCAAAAATCGATGGGTGTATCGGTTTTCTATTAAACTCACTTGAGTATTTCCAAAAAATCGGTAAGTGGTATCAATGGAAAGATGTTGAAGTATTTAATGATATTGATTTAGATGAATTTCAAATTGCTTTAATAAATGCATTACAAGAAGTCGAATTTGTACAGCGAACTGATAACAAAGAAGTTATTGACTTATCATTACAAGTTTACGGCAAGAATAACAATGCATTAAGTAAAGCAATATCCGAAATTGGTGTTCATAGCAGGTCAAAAAAAGTCAATGGTCGAACAGTAAGAGGATATGAAATTGAAAATAAAGCACGTTTTGACAAATATGTTATCTAAAAGGTTACGGGGTTACCAACTGGTTACGGACTTTTGATGAAAGTGCGTAACCTACTCAAACCTTAGAGCGCCAACGGTTTTAAGAGTTAAAAATAAAAAAGTTACGGGGTTACCAACTAATAGTCTAATTAATGATTGGTTAATTATTAATTATATATATGTGGTAGGGTATGGTGTAACTGCCGAACCGCGTAACCTAAGCGCTATAAATGCTATTACATCAACGTTTAGAGAGGTTACGGACTATGTACCACACAACAGCACTTTCATTCTTAAAAAAAGGATATCAGGTTATACCGCTTAGAAAAAATACTGGAACGCCAATGATTAAGTTTAAAGATATCCAAATAACGGAAGAAGTGATCAAAAATACAAACTGGTTTAATTGTGATTATGCTTTATTAATGCGTGGCATTTGGTGTATTGATATTGATACTCATGACATGGACGAGAAGTTAGCTAAAGAGTTATACATAATGATAAAAAAGATGGGGATTGATTTATTATCTGTATTATCGACTGATAAGTATGACAATGGACTAGATGGTTATTCGTCAATTATTAGGCATGAGTATAAAAACGAATTAATCAGTAATTTTAAAAATACATTCGCAGAATTAACTGCAAGTGGTGGTATGCACATACTCTTTAAAAAACGCGATGATATTAATTACACGCAAAAAATAGGAGTAATGCCTGGTGTCGACATAAAAGCGAATGATAATAATTTTGTCAAAATATTCCCATCTGACGGACGTGAAGTTTTACAAGCAGTTAAAACATTACCTTATTATGATGGAAAATTTGAAGAGGAAGTATTTAAACCAAAACAAGAAGGTATAACAACCTATTTTGGATGTTCTGTCACATATACATCAAACGGAAGTCACGAAGGCCGAGAGGCTTATGAACGTGTAGCAACTGGAACATCATATAACAGGAATGATGATTTGTTTAAAGGAGCGTGTTGGGCGTTTGAAAATGGTATCGATATTGATGATTTAACATCAATTATTGGGACGGTTAAAGGCAGAGACGTATTTACGAGAGAGGAGTTTGAATTAACAATTGAATCAGCGAAACGAAAAGTCAGCTACGTCACTATCAGAACATGATATCCAAAACCTTATCCGAATGGAATTATCACAAGCGGGGTATATGGTATTTCGAGCAAATGTCGGAAAGGTTAAAACAGCAGATGGTAGATTTTTTGATACAGGTTTACCAAAAGGTTTTTGTGATTTGTTTGGATTCAAACCAAACGGACAAATATTTTTTATCGAAGTTAAAAACGAAACAGGTCGAGTAAGACCTGAACAGAAAAAATTTATGGAGGTAATGGCATCGAAAGGGGCGTTAGCCGGAGTGGCGCGTTCGGTGGAAGATGCTTTGAAAATAGTAAATGGATATCATTAATAAATTTAAAAAGTTAGACCATTACAAGAAAGTTAAGCGATTGATGTACGCAGCAATGACTTTCTGAGGAGGTATAGTATGGCAGATAAAATAAACGCAGAGAGTATGCAAGCTGCATACAACGAAAATTATCAAATGTTTTTAGCCAAAAACGCAGATTACGGAAATTCTTTCGAGAAGTCTCTAAACGACTTCGGATATGTGGCTGGTATCGTCCGTATAAGCGATAAATACAACAGACTATATAATCTTATAAGTAGTGATAAAAACGTCTCAGAGAGCCTGTCAGACACGTTAAATGACATGGCTAATTATTGCACAATGCTGGCAATTTGGCTAGAGAAAACGGAGAATGCAAATGACACACGTAGTTAGGGTTTATGAGCACATTGGCGGACGAGTGTTGCCTACTGTTTATAAAGACAAAGAGTTTAAGACCAAAGACGAAGCTATTGTTTATCGTGATAGCTTAATCGCTAAAAGTGATGCAGAGTATTTTTTGAGAGGTGAGTTATGATACCGAAATTTAGAGCATGGGGGATAACCGATGTTGATTAATAAAAATTTAGTAAGAGACATTAGACTTGCTATCAATGAATACGATGATAATTATGACGAAGATAACGCAGAAGTTTGTATAGAAGTCATTAGACGATTGATTGAACAGGAGGAATTCTGATGATACCGAAATTTAGAGCGTTTAATAAAGAGACCAAAAAGATGTATGGCGTTGACGGCTTTGAATTAAGTGTGCGCAAAATATATAGATGCAGCTTAGCTTACGATGAGTTTCGCCCCGGACATATGGAGACATTCCATTTTGTAGAGGATAATCTTGACAACTATATACTCATGCAATCAACGGGGCTTAAAGACAAAGAGGAAACTGAGATTTTTGAGGGTGATGTTGTTAGACATATTGATTTTCTTCTAAATAATGAAACTGTTAATAAAGTGTATTTTAAAGACGGATTGTTTATGTATGACGTAGTTGTTGATGAGTATACATATGATGTTCCTATCGGAGAAATTATAGAAAATTCAATAGTTGAAGTTATCGGAAACATCTACGAAAATCCAGAATTACTAGAAAGCGTGGAAGAATGACAAAAGAAGAAGTAATTGCATTTCTGACAGAACAGCGTGATTTACGGCTTGTTGGATATGAGTGGGGAAAAGACAATCTGTCCGTTTTTGAGAGATGGCAATTAGAACAAGCAAATATGTATTTAGATGTCATTGAGTGGATAGAGGAGATGACGAAATGACGACAGATGAAGCGTTGCAAAATTTACGTGGTAACTTTAATAAAATAATTAGTGTCCTAAAAAACGACTGGAAAGGACTGTTATTTCTTACAATCGCAATGCTGGGAATAATGATAACTGTGTCGTATTTTACCTACTGCGACGCACAACAATATTACGAGCCACAAATTGAAGGACTACAGAGACAGTTAAGCAGGACACAAAAGCAGCTTAAACGTGCTAGTGATGATAGAGCTAGACAGACAAAACGGATTGCTGAGCTGACTGGAAATGGGGGATAGGGTATGATTGACGAAATTTTAAAAAGACTTAATAAAGAATTTGACAATGATCTGGATAACTACGGACAAGAAAGCTACGCTGGTTATATGGCTGCAATAGGTGTAGCAATTGAAATTGTTGAAGAAGTTAAGCGAGGTAGCAAATGAATATTGAAGAAGCGAAAAAAATAGTGGACAAATTGTCAGTAGATAGTGATGAGCTTTGGAAGATTCCAATGATTCCAGCTCACAAGGTAAAAGCCTTGCTTGACACACTTCGGCTACACAGTTGAAAAAGAAAAGCTGTATACGGTTGAGATACCTAATCCGAATGAAAGACAGTTAAGTTTTGTGCTGATGAGACAGCTTAGCGGAAATGCTTAGTTTATGGGGAAAGATTAAATTATGAAAGAAAAAACAATTTTTATATCAAAAAAATATGCAAATGACTTTAACAATGACAAATATAATTTGTCCTCTGGCTATTATTTTAGAAGTGGTGAAAAACATGATATTGCTATTGTTAAATATGGTGAAAAAGATTATTTAAAAAATACTGATTTAGCATATGTTGTATGCGATAAAATCGTTGATGGAGGCTATGTAGGATTTGTCTATTGTGGTGAATATGAAACTTGGCATTTTAAACTATTAAACACAGAAGCAAATTAAAGTCCCACGCAAGCGCCTAAGAGCCTGCAATGGCTCTGTGGGTCTACGAGCTGGAATACTCGTTAAACTTACCCTGGAAGCTTTCTGTAAGTATTCAGCTGCGTAGCGTGGAATAATCGTTACGTAGTTATAGAGCGAAATTTTTAGAAAGGGAAATATCCTCCGACATTTTTTTCGTAAAAATCTAAAGTCTGTTATCGCTCACAGATGATTATACAAGCGTAATGCTGCAAATAAAGTGCTGACGCAAAACTAAAAATTTAATACTCGACAATTTAACAACAAAAATAAGTCAGCAGAGAAATGAAAGGAGAACAATAAAAAAGCGCTCGTGAAAGCGCCATTCGGTATATATTCGTACAACTATTATATCATACGAGGAGCTTTCATGACGTTTTTTCCAGAAATTAATATACAAAAGACTAAATCAAACGCTAAGCGAAAACTAAGAGAGTATCCACGCTGGCGTAGGATCGCTAATGATGTAGATACTCAAAAAGTGACAGCCACTTATTCCTTTGAGCCTAGACAATCACATGGAACTCCTAGCAAGCCAGTTGAACGCTTAGCACTCAACCGTGTGTCAGCTGAACAAGAATTAGAAGCAATTGAGCAATCAGTTAGTATGATATTGGAGCCAGAAAAGCGTAGGATTTTGTATGACAAATACCTATCTCCTTACAAGAGCGCAGATAAGGTTATTTATACAGAATTATGTATGTCAGAGAGCTTTTATTATGACACGCTAGATGCTGCATTATTAGCTTTTGCAGAGCTTTATAGGGAGGGCTCTTTGATTGTAGAGCAAGGAGTTTTTGACTAGTTTTTATACAGTAATACAATAGTTTATACATAAAAATATGTGTTAATATAGTATTATCAAAATAGCAAGAAGAGATAATCATTTACCAACTGACTATTTATTTAGTCGTCAACTTTAACTACTATCAAACTTGCTATTTTATGTATGTGGGACGTACAGGTTCGAATCCTGCCGTCTCAGTAGTGGTTATTTCAGCCACTAGAGCAATACAGCGGGCGTGGGACATGGATCGGAGTTTTAACCGTTTTTTGTGTGGACCTTATGGTATTAATCACGTTCGATTCCGACTGTTCCTATGAAATAAGGTTAGACCTTAGCTTAGCTCATTTGCTGGGTTTACAAAGAGTCATCACTTAGTGGTGGCTTTTTATTATGGAGGAAGAATGCTTAAATTAGATGAAAAGAAAATACGAAAAGGAAAACCGATTGGGCTTCCTTATCAAGGTAGTAAAAAGAAAATCAGTAAGAAGATTGTTGAAATTATCAAACAAAATTTCGGCATAGATAAACCAATATACGACGTTTTCGGGGGAGGCGGTGCAATTACTGCGGAATGTATGCTAAATGGTTTAGAAGTTCACTACAATGACTTGGATAAAGAAATAACAGATATGCTTCAAGAAGTTATCAGTCAAGACAGAGAGTGGATCAAAACGCTAATTGTCAATCGTGAAGAATTTTATAAAATCAAAAATAAAGCGGACAAGACAGTTGATGATAATATTAAGTTGCTTGTAAATAGCTTCGGGAACAACTCAAGAGGATATTTATACGGCACAGAATGGTCTGATGCGAAGTATAATCTAGCGATTAAGATTATCAATAAGCATGATTTGTTTAGTGGTTATAGACAAACAGATACATATAAAAATGCTAAAAGACCATACGACGAAGGAAAACTGGATAAAAACAAAGTTTTACAACAGCCACAACGGTTACAACAGTTAGAGCAGTTAGAGCAGTTACAACAGCTACAACAGTTACAACAGTTAGAGCAGTTACAACAGCTACAACAGTTAGAAGTAACGAATCTAAGTTACAAAGCTTTCTCAGATATCGAGTGTGCTATTTTTTATCTTGACCCACCCTACGAAAATACGTATCAAAATTACAAAGGTGATACGTTCGATAGCCAATCTTTTTACGATTGGGCTTATCAAATGTCAAAACGTAACACTGTTTTGATTTCGAGTTATGAGATTTCAGACCCACGTTTTGAAGTTGCGTATGAATTTAAAACTGCCAGGTCAACATTTCAAAGCGGTAACGCAGGAAAAAGATACGAGAAGTTGTTTATGGTTAAGTAGTCACACAATCGTGTGGCTTTTTATTATGTAAAAAAAAGAACCACAACGGTGGCTCTTATGCTTGTAATTTTAATTCAAGTGCTTCAGTAAGGACTTGAGAAAAGTTGAGGTTTTTATCTTCGGCTGCGTTGTTCAACCACTCAGGAATAGTCACGTTTTTGCGTACCTTCTTAGAGTGATATTTTTTCATGTAGGCAATCATATCAATGCCAATTAAAGCAATATCAGAACCAGGATACTGTTCTTTTAAATCAGAAACGGAGCTTGCCTTTGGATAGTCAGTATAATCCTCAAGGGCAAAACCTAAGACTTCGACAGCCATTTCGTAAGCTTCTTGAAAGTCTTCACCTTGAGTGATTGCTTCAGGGACATCTGGAAATGTAACCATGATATAATCTGAGTCTTGTGTGAATATAGCTGGATAAACTAACATAATAATTCTCCTTTGATTATTGTGAGATAAGCAAGCCATCTTGTTAAGCGGATTATTTCAAACCCGCTTGTTTTAAGATGGCATCTTCAAGACCCTTACCAAGGTCTTTATTGTGCATTGGAACGATTGTTTGGTGTCCTAAGTCATCACGAAGTTTTTTATGACTACCGTTCTGGCTAATTTCGTAAAACCCGTTCTTTTTAAGCAATTTAATCATTTGCTTAGGGGTCATTGGCATATTGCTTACCTCGCTTTCTATACTTATATTATACACATAAAAGCAATGTTTGTCAAGTAAAATACGCATAAAATACTTATTTTTAGGAGGATATAACATGAAACAAAGTCAATATCCGTTGTTTGAACCATGAAAATAGACACAACTTCCAAAGCCAGTAGACATCTATTCTACAATTCAACAACATGGAAAAAGCTAAGGCTTGAAGCTATAGCAAGAGACAACAATGAGTGCCAATGGTGTAGACAAAACGGAAAAGTGACGACAGATAACTTAGAAGTAGACCACATCAAAGAACTTGAATTTTATCCCGAACTTGCAACGGACTTAGCTAACCTTAGAACGCTTTGCAAGGACTGTCACAATAGACGACACAAGCGCTTTAATTATAAAAAGAAGAAGGTCGATAAAGAAACAAATTACCGTTCTGATGAATGGTTTGGATAAGTACCCCCCATCAAAATAAAACGAGGTAAAATCCAAATGATGAAACCGGTGGAAGGGTCAACTGTCCAAATATTTGCTTTTTTTCTCACACGACCCCCCCTCCCCAGAGAAAACTAGAAAGGAGATGTGAATTTTTGGATGAATTAAAACGTCGTAACAAATTAGTTTATAGTGAAAAATATCGCTTGAAACAGCTATTTAAAGACATTCCTGAAGATAAAAAGAAAATCGCAGAAGGATTGTTCACTCAAGCTGCACGTCTCCGGATACTACTTAACGACATGTGGATTGATATCTCAGAGAACGGCGATTATGAACTGTTTTCTCAATCAGAAACTCAGACACCTTATGAAAGAGAGCGTCCTGTAGCAAAATTATATAACTCACGAGATGCAACGTATCACAGAGTTATAAAACAATTGATCGATATGCTGCCAGAAGGAAAAACAGTCAATAAAGATGATTTTACGAACGGTGGTGATTTGTTGTGATTACACATCCACTGTTTGAAGAGTATGCTCGTAAGATAGACAATGATGAAATTGTTTACAATAAAGAGCGTAAAATGCTCGTTAATGTTATCAGAGAAAAAATACTTGTCAGAGATGACCTGTATTTTGATGACAGCTTGATAGATAAGTATGTGAGATTCGCTGAAAAGAATTTTTTCCCATTAGCTGGATATCAAAAATTTATAACTCCTTTTATTTTTTTGTTTCGAAAAGATGATGGCGAGCCACAATTTAATGAATACCTTTTAACATTGGCTCGTGGAGGTGGTAAAAATGGTTTTATGTCCACTAGAGATGCATTTTTTACAAGTCCGTTGTACCCTATCAAAAACTATGATGTAACCATTACAGCTAACTCGGAAAGACAAGGGAAGGTATCTTTTGAAGAAGTTTATGAGACTATCCAATCAAAAGGGCTAGAAAACCACTACTATTTGACTAAAATGGCAATTGTGGGACGGAAAAACAATTCTGTCTTTTCTTTTCGCACAAACAACCCCAAAACGATGGACTCTGCTCGTGATGGTTGTTTAGAATTCGATGAAATCCACCAATTTGAAGATGATAAAATCGTAAAAGTCCAAAAATCTGGTTTGGGTAAAATAGCACATGTAAGAACCTTCTTTAATGGCACAAATGGTTATGTACGTGAGGGTTTTTACGATAAAACGATTGAGAAAGCTATGCAGATACTACGAGGAGAGGTTGAAGATTTCAGAATGTTTCCTTTTATCTGCAAGCTTGATAACGCTAGCGAAGTTGACGATATGCGTAATTGGTCAAAGGCTAATCCAATGCTCGACGAAGACACACCATACGCAAAAAGGCTACTAACAGTTACTAAAAGTGATTATGATGATTTGGAACTTGAACCTAGTGGTAGGCAAGAGTTTATGACAAAGCGAATGAATTTGCCGGAAGCTGATTTAGAAAAAGACGTCACTAGCCGTGAGAAACTATTAGCATGTCTCAGGGAGCCCCAGATTAGCCTCAGAGGGCGCTCTTGCGTAGCTGGGTTTGATTATGCATCTATAAGAGACTTTGCTTCTGTAGGTTTGTTATTTAAGGATAATGATGAGCTAATTTGGAAGCAACATTCATTTGTTAGACGAGAGTTTTTCAAAGCGTTTAAACTTAAAGCTCCCATCGAAGAGTGGCAAGACAAAGGATTGCTAACTCTTGTTGACGGAGACAGTATTGATCCTCGCTTGCTTGTCGATAAGTTAATTGAATGGAGGAAGGATTATAATATTGAAATAGTTTGTGCAGATGGGTTTAGGATGGATTTGCTTAAACCACTACTAGAGGAAGCTGGCTTTGAATATGAGTTTTTACGAAATCCAGGAGCGATTCAAAGCAAAGTTGCACCTATCATTGAAGATGGTTTTGCTAATGAGCGTTTTATTTTCTTAGATGGTGACCACATGATGTTATGGTATACGGACAATACTTACGTAAAAGAAGATGGTTCTGGAAACAAGAGATTTTTGAAGAAAGAACCCGTAAGAAGAAAAACAGATGGTTTTCATGCGTTTATAGCAGCGCTATATAAAAAAGAGAGTATACAAGAAGGAAATGCAGGAGATTTTTTGGAATCAATTGCAGATTGGGATTTTTAGAAAATAAAATCTTATTAAGTTTCCCAACCGAGAGGGTTATCATGGAATCTAAAGAAAGGAGGTAATCAATGAAAATACTTGATTTTTTTGGCAGTATTTTTAAAACAGGAACTATACCTGAAAATGGGTATGATTTAGATGACATCTTCAATGATTATCAAAATCTTTACTTAAAAAATCTAGCTATTGATAAGTCCGCAGAATTTCTAGCTAGGATATTTGCTGATTCTGAAATGCGATTAGTTAATATCGAGAGTCCGTCTTGGAATTATTTGCTCAATGTCCGACCAAATAACAATGAGTCAGCATCATATTTTTGGCAAAAATTTATTTATAGGTTAGTTACTCAAAATGAAGTGTTAGTTATCAAAACAGATGACGATCAGTTACTTGTCGCTGATGACTACAGTCGCAAAGAATACGCTGTATATGAAGATACATTTGATAGTGTGACTGTTAAAGACTTTATATTCAAGCGAACGTTTAAAATGAGCGAAGTTATCTTCTTGCAATACAACAATAACAGGCTATCAAGTTATATTGACGGTTTGTTTTTAGAGTACGAAAAATTACATCAGCGCATGGTAGAAACTGTTTTAAGAAACAACCAGATAAGAGGGATGATGCATGCAAAAGGCTCTTCTCAATTTACAGATAACCAGATGTCTTTGATGAAGAATTATGCTGATAAGTTGTTTAAAGCCTTTTCTGAGAGGTCTGTCGCTATAGTTCCAGCTAATGATCATATCACATATGAAGAGTTGACGAACACCACAGGTACAACAAATTTATCTGTCGATGATTTACAAAAGATAAGACGACAATTCGACGATGAAATCGCTGATATTTTAGGTATTCCACCAACTGTACTACATGGAGACATGGCTACTTTAGATAGTTCTCAAAAAGCTTTAGTGCTTTATTGCATGAGTCCGCTTAGCAAAAAGATACAAGATGAGTTAAATGCGAAAATCATCAGTAAAAGTGACTATCAAAAAGGTAAGAGACTAAAGATTGTAGGACTGTCACAACATGATATTTTTGACATTGCAGTTAATATTGATAAGTTAGTTTCAAGTGGCACGTTTACCCGCAATGAAGTACGTGAAAAACTCGACTTTGCACCGATAGATGGTGGGGATGCTATTATCTTAACTAAAAACTATGTTGAAGATGGGAAAGGAGGTGATAATACAGATGACACAAATACAGATTAAAGGACCTATTGTTTCAGATAGCGACCGTTGGTTTTACGACTGGTTAGATATGCCAGCAACTGCACCAAAAGATGTTATCTTGCCACAAGATAATAGTGATATTGAAGTACTTATTAACTCTGGTGGTGGCGACGTATATGCAGGGAGCGAAATTTATACCGCATTGAAATCATATCAAGGAAACGTAACGGTTAAGATTGTTGGTATTGCTGCTTCGGCGGCTTCAGTAATCGCAATGGCTGGTGATGTTGTTGAGATTAGTCCTACAGCACAATTGATGATTCACAATGTATCTACTACAGTTAGTGGAGATCATAAACAAATGCTGCATGAGGCAGGAGTTTTAGAAAACTACAATATATCTATTGCTAATGCTTATGTCAATAAGACTGACTTAGAAATGAATGAATTGCTAGATTTGATGAGCACAGAAACTTGGTTTAATGCACAGCAAGCTATTGAAAAAGGCTTTGCAGACAAGGAAATGTTTGCTGAAGAAATCAAACAAGCGCCGCAATTGGTGGCTGGGATTGAAAATATCATTCCTAGTGATGTCATTTCAAAATTAGCTAATGCGATTAACACAAAAAAACCAGAAGTTAATATTGATGAAATCGTAGATATGGTTATTTCCAAAATGGAAAACACCGAGCAAAAAGGAACTAAAGACAGAAAAGAAGCACCAACAGGTTTTGGGGCTTTTTGTTTTTAATTAAAAGGAGAAATTTAAAATATGACAATGAAATTATCGAATGAATTCAACGAAATTCGACAAAAATTTGTAGATGCAGTATCTAACCAAGCGCCACAAGAGGAACAGAGCGCTCTCTACAACAACATGCTAGAAGCAATGTTTGAAGAATCTAAAAAAGTTGCGCAAGCAGAAGTAGAATCTGCAATCGCATTGACTCCAGACGACGCAAAAATGACAGCTCGTGAACGTAAATTTTTTAATGAGATCGTAAAAACAGCGCCAGCTGGGCTAACTGAGTTAATCCCAGAAGAAACAGTTGATCGTATTTTTGAAGATTTAACAACAAAACATCCGCTTATTGGAGCTATTGGTCTTAAAAATATGGGCCTTCGCATGAAGTTCATTGATTCTGATTCTAAAGGTAAGGCCGAGTGGGGTGACTTGTACGGGGAAATCAAAGGGCAACTTCAAGCTTCATTTAGCTCAACTAAGGCTATCCAACACAAGCTCACAGCTTACGTAGTTATTCCTAAAGACGCCGTTAAGTTCGGACCAGGCTGGTTACTTCGTTTCATTATGACACAAATTGATGAAGCGTTCGCAGTTGCATTAGAAGAAGCTTTTTTAAATGGAGATGGCAATGGTAAACCAATCGGGTTATCTCGTACTCTAAAAGGTAAAGTTGTTGGCGAAAAAGCGACGTATGATGCAAAAAAACCGACAGGAGTTTTAACATTTAAAGACCCATCTACAACAGTAAAAGAATTGACGATGGTACACAAATACCACTCTGTAAAAGAAGATGGAAAGACAGCTGTTGAAGTTGATGGAAACATTGTTATCGTGGTTAATCCAGCAGATGCATGGGATGTTAAAAAACAATATACATCACTTAATGCTAACGGAACGTTCGTTACTGCTCTACCTTACAACGTTACCTTAATTGAGTCAGTACATCAAAAGGCTAAGGAAGTTACAACTTTTGTTAAGGGACGATATGATGCATATGTTGCAGGCGGAATTGAGTTACACAAGTATACAGAGACATACGCTCTTGAAGATTTAGACTTATTTACAGCTAAACAATTTGCATATGGCCGTGCTAAGGACGAGACTTCAGCAGCAGTTTGGACGCTTAGTGTTGCAGACCCAATTGTAATTTCTGGCGAACCAGGCGTAGGAGCTATTCCAGGAGTGTAATAGATGGATGAACACAAGCTTTTAAAACCATTTAAAGAACGAATGAGAGTGTTTCATGATTTGGATGATGACAATCTATCACTAATTTTGAAAAGTTCAGAGAGCGCCCTCAAAGGGTTGTTAGGGTTTGATTTGATGGATTATGAAAGCGGTAAAGAGTTAATAATGGAGCGCTCGAGATATGTCTTTAACGACTGTCTCGAGTTGTTTTATGACTCTTTTAAAAACGAAATCGCTCGTTTGGCTATTGAAGAAATGGAAAGAGAATATGAAAGTAAGAACGATTCAACGATTTGAAGATTATAAAGAAGAGGTAATTCGAGAAATTGGGGATGTCTTTGTTGTCAACAAAAACCGCTTTAAAGAGATTGACGACAAATTACCTGGTTTTATCGAAGAAGTTTCTGACGATGTCTAGAAAAAAAACAAATAATGGTGATTTGAGAACTCCTGTCATCTTTTATTCATCAACAACAGACGATGAATTAGATGGAAGAGATATGAAATTAAAGAAACTATTCACAACACTCGCCGAAGTCTATAATCCAAGCATAAAAGATATTGAGAAAGTAACTGAGAAAGGCGTTAAAGCACAATACACTATTAAGTTTAGAGACCCTCTGTCGGGTTATATCCCTCAGAATGATCATCTTGTAGAAATTATTGATAGCAGGTTGCCAAATAAAAAAATAGGGATATTAGATATAAGGCCTGATTTTGTTGATAGAGACTTTATTGTTGTAGTTCTCGGAGGATAAAGAGTGGGAGCTGAATTAAAAGGCATTGATGAACTTTTAGCGAATATGGAAAAAAAGTTAGGCTCTGCGAAAGTTAACAGAGTAGTTAATAAAGCGCTAAAAGAAATCGGTGAAGAACTAGAACCTAGTTTCGAAGCTGCTATATCGGTTTACCGAAGAAGCGGAGCGACGGTTAAAAGTGCCGTTGTATCTAGGATTAAACGTGAGGAGGGAATACCAAAAGTGAAACTTGGATTCCAAGCTCCACGATGGAACATAGTCCACTTACAAGAGTTGGAATATGGATGGAAGGAGAAACGGCGTGGTGTCGGGGTAATTCGACGTTATTCGGATGTTTTAGAAACGATATATCCGAAAGGCATAAAAGACAAGTTGAAGGGAGGTTTTGATGGTTAAAGACATGCTAACAGAAATTGGTGAGCTTTTTAAACAAGACGAAGTTTTGAGATCAGTTAAAACAAAAACTTTTAAGCGACCAGAAAGTCTACCTTCTGACCAAACAAGCATTGTTATTGTACCTCTTGCACCACCTAGACAAACAAACTTCGGTTCAGATAAACCATTAGCTAAGAAATTTATGTATCAAATCGATGTAGAGAGTGTATCAAGGCTCGAATGTAAAGATTTGCAAAATAGGATTGAGAAAAAGCTGATGGTTATAGATTTTTTTCAAAGTGATAACGGCTTAGAACGTTATGACGAGGATACAAACAGATATCTAGATGCTAGAACTTACAAAGGATTTAGCAGTTTATATGAAGAGTATTGATAAAGGAGAATTTAATGCAAGTAGTAGGATTTAAACGAATGACAATTCAAGTTTTAAGTGGTCCGAAAAAAAAGATTGTCATCGAGGGTGCGGCTGGTAAAGGTGCAACTAAAACAGCTAAAATTAGTGGATTATCAGCAGCCCCTGTCAAAACATATGGTTCAGATATTGCTTATCACACCTCGCGCAGAGGTGTTGGCGATGTAAAAATGGAGACAGAAGCAATTGATATCCCATTTGAACATTTACAAACCATACTTGGTTATAAAAAAGGTAAAAAAACAGAAGGGGTTACATTTATCGGAGAAGATACAGAAGCGCCTGAAGTGTCTGTTCTTTTAGAAGCTCCAGGGACAGAGGGGAATGTATATCTCGGTTTCTTTAAAGGGACTTTCTCGATGGAAGATTTCGAATTAAAAACCAAGGAAGAAAAACATGATGGTTTAGACTCTCAAAAATTAGTGTTCACAGCACAACCTGGTGAAGTAGGGGAAGCGAAAGGTCAATATGTCGGTTGGGCGATGGATGAAGAAGCAGAAGCTAAGGGCAAAAATGCAATGGCTTTGGTTAAGCTTTTGAATCCAGGCGAACCAGGCGTAGGAGCTATTCCAGGAGTGTAAAGGAGTGTAGATGTCAGACTTAGAAATTAAAATTAAAAATGATAACGGCGAGCTCGTGGTGAAAGAATGTAAATCTCTTACTGTGAGAGACTATCGAAATTACTTGATTATGCAAGATGAACTTGCAAAAGGAGATGATCCAGAACATGTGAAACTAGACAAACAACTAACTTTTATGGCTAGTTTGTTTGAAGGCTTAACCGTCGATATGTTATATGACAAATACAACATGTATGAATTAAACAATGCTCTGGCAAATCTATATGTTAAGTTAATCGGAGGGGAGCCAGAAGACCCAAAGGAGACAACTTAACACCCGGCGAGGCATTAGAAAAGTTTTACGAGTTTATCAGAAACGTAATCAAATCTGACTACGGAGTATCTATAAAAGATGTCATGGAGACAAACTGGATTGATATGCTGGAAGTTTTAAAGCCTGCAGAAGTCAAATCTGAGGAAGTGATGTCGTTAGAAGACTTTGTTGGGACTCTAAATGGCGGATAAACTCCGCCTTTTTATTTTTGTTGAAAGGAGGAAAAATGGCAAAAGGTACACCACTAGGGAGTATGTTTATCGAACTTGGATTAGATACTTCTAAGTTTGACCCTAAGTTGCAAAGCGCAAAAAGAGCTGTTAATTATTTCAAAGCAGAGACGAGAGCTTTAGATGCCGCCTTAAAAAACACTGGAAATGCATTAAACAATAACGCAGCTAAAGCCAATGCACTACAAGCAAAATATAAGTCAGTAACACAGGCAATTGAAGCGCAAAAAAAAGTGTTAACGAGTTTGAAATCTGATTTTGACAAATTAGATCCAGGGACAGCTAAATGGGAAGCCGCAGCCGTTAATATTGAGAGAGAGAATGCAAAATTAGCAGCATTAGAGGGACAATTAGGAGCTGTAAAAAAAGCTTTTGAAGAAGTTTCTGCTCAATCCGGTTTTACTGGTTTTTTACAGCGCAGTGGCAAACAGATTGACTCTTTTGGTCAAAAAATGCAAAAACTAGGTGAAGCTACTAAATGGGTAAGCGCTGGATTTGGAGCTGGAGCATTATATAGCGTCAAGGCTGCAAGTGATTTTGAATCTGCGTTTGCTGGTGTAAAAAAGACTGTTGATGAAGTAAGAGATTCGAACGGAAAAGTTATTTACTCTTATGATATGTTGTCAAAAGGAATTAGAAACATGTCTAAACAGATACCTGCATCAACGACGGAGATTTCTCATGTTGCGGAAGCTGCTGGTCAGCTAGGTATCAAAACAAAGGATGTTTTAAATTTCACTCGTGTCATGATTGATATGGGAAAATCTACTAACTTGTCATCAGAAGAAGCTGCAACTGCATTAGCTAGGTTTGCTAATATCACACAATTAGATCCATCTAAGTACAGCAATCTAGGTAGCTCAATTGTTGAGTTGGGTAACAACTTTGCGACAACTGAAAAAGAAATCGTTGAAATGGGTCTTCGCTTAGCTGGTACAGGTAAGGTTGTAGGGTTGACAGACCCTCAAATTCTTGGCTTGGCAACAGCTATGAGTTCTGTTGGTATCGAAGCGGAAGCAGGTGGTTCGGCGTTTAGTCGTGTCATGCAAAAAATTAATACACAAGTGTTGTCTGGTGGCGAAGATTTGTGGAAGTTTGCAAAAATCGCTGGTAAATCTGCTGATGAATTTGCTGCATCTTGGAAGAAAAATCCACAAGAAGCCATTATTGATTTTGTTAAAGGGTTAAAACGCTTTAAAGAAGAGGGCAAAGACGTAACTGCTCACTTGCAAGATATTGGTATTGAATCAGTACGAGAGATTGACACATTACAACGTTTGGCTGGTGCTGGCGATTTACTTGGCGATGCATTTAAGTCCGCAAATAAAGGATTTAGTGAAAACAAAGCGTTGACTGATGAGGCTTCTAAACGATACTCAACTTTCCAAAGCAAACTACAACTCCTAAAAAACAAATTAAATGATGTAGCTGTCACAATGGGTGGACCATTAATGGATGCAGCTTCAAATGCCTTTGATGCATTGGAACCAATGTTTAAAGTTGTTAGGGATCTCGCAAAAGCATATTCTAACGCTAGCCCAGAAATGAAAAAACTTATCACATATGCAATTTTAGGCGCAACTGCGTTTTCTCCATTAATAACCGCTCTTGGTAAAACAACTTCTAACGTAGGTAGATTAGTAGGTTGGATAGGAAAGTTATCTGGTGAAATGAAAGGCGCAAAAGCAGCAGAAGGATTAGCTACTGCTGTAGGCGGTCTAGGTGCTAATTCTGCAACAGCGGCAGCTAGTGTAGGGCTTTTAGGAAATCCAGTGACTTGGGGGGTCATCATCGGCGGTGCTGCGGTTATCGGAATAGGTATATTAGCTAATAAGATATATGAAGCTCACCAGCGTACACAAGAGTGGGGAACTAAAGTTAATCAGGTACAAGCCAATGAACTACAGGCTTTTAAAGATAAAGTTGATAAGACGAATCAGTCGATGGCAGGATTCAGAGGTGGAGCTGACCAAGTCAATGCTGTTAAGACAGCATTTCAAGGACTAGTTACCGAAATCGAAAAACTAGAAAATAAAGACTTAAGTAAAAACGTTAAATTAGCAGAGCAACTTGGTTTCAGTCAAGAAACGATAGAACAGATGAAAAAATCAAGCAGGCAAACAATTGATAATGTCAAGCAGATGTCTGATGAAGTCATTAATATCTATCAAAACGCTAGCAACGAACATAGAAGATTAACTGAAGAAGAGAATGCTGTTGTTTTAGCAAATCAAAATGAGCTTATCAATGTGCAGCTATCAAAATTGAACTACTCTGCTAAAGAGAAGAAGGCAATTACCAAGGCGATGAATGGTGAGCTAGAAGCGTTAAATAGTCAGCAGTTAACTAAGGCTCTTGAAGTTACTGAAAAATGGATAAAAGCTGAAAATAAATCATATCAAAAGTTAAAAAGTGGTCTTAAAAAAGCTTATGACTCTATCAAAGGTGATGATGAAGCTGCTGTTAAAGCGAGGGAAGAAATCCACAAGAAACAGCAACAACTCGAAGCTGACCATTACTTGAAAATGGAAGCTTATGGCAAACGTTATGCTAAAATTCAAAAGAAACTGCTTAAAGGGACTGCGAAATATTTAGACCCGCAGTTGCAACAAGCGATGGTTAACGATGTCAAAAAGCAAATGAAGGAGCTTGGATTATCTTATGAAGAGTTGATGAAGAAGACAACCAAAGCAGCATCTAAAGCTCAAGAAGTTAATACTATGTGGGCTAGAACTACTAAAAAATCAACAGAAGATCAAAAGGTGGCTAATTCGCAATGGAATAGCCTTGTCTGGAACCCTAAAACGGGTAAGTTGAAAACAAATGCTAAAGAGGAAGTAGCTAAAGCTCTTGAAGCGGAAGGTGGCTGGGACAGACTTAAGTTTATTGCTAAAAACGCAAACCTAGAAACAAACGCTCGGATAACCATGGCAGAAGTACTTGTAGAGACTGGCAAATGGGATACCCTTACTCCAGAAGAGAAAGAGTTAGTTGTTGATGGGCATCAAGGTATTCAAGCTATAGTAGAAAGTAAGCAACATTTAGAAATATGGAATAGTTTGCCAGAAGAAGTTAAGCGGATTTTAGGGGATAATAAAGATTTTCTTGACAAAAAAGGAGTTGCGACCAAAGCGCTCGAAAATTGGAATTCGTTGTCTCCAAAAAAACAGAAGCTACTAGCAAAAGATATGACTAGTTCTGATGTTGAGAAAGCAAAAAAAGCAGTCAACAGCATTGTTCAAAAGAAACCAACAAGCATTAAAGCTAAAAATGATACAAAACCTGATGTCAATTCTGCGCAACGAGCAATTGATAGCGCTAAACAACGTCAACCTATCTCAATTAGAGCTAGGAATGACGCAGGAGGAGTCATAGAACAACTATTAGCTAGCATACCGAGAACGGTCACTATAGGAATCGCTTCTGCTGCAGCTAATGCCTTTAAGTTCGCAAATGGTACTGATTATCACCCAGGCGGTTTTGCAATGGTCAATGACCAAAAAGGGTCTTTATATAAAGAACTAGTAACTTTACCGAACGGAGAATCATTCATCCCAGATGGCCGTGATGTAGTATTACCACTGCCGAAAGGTTCGAAAGTCATGAAAGCTAGTATGACCAGGGACTATATGAAAAATTTAGGAATACCTAAATATGCTAACGGCGTTGGAATTCCTAAAGATTCGACGTTTGTCAAAAGCATTACAATCCCTAAGAGGGGAGTATCAGAAACGACATCATACGACGACTCTAATATTGCAAGAATTTTGAATGAAATTTTACTAACGCTTAGAACAAAAAATCATGAGACAAAAAATGGCGATGTCTATTTAGATATGAGAAAGGTCGGCAGGATGATTAAAGAACACAACGAGTCTGAAAGTATCATGCTTAAACGAATGCGAGGTGAACTGTCATAGGGAAAGTTACAATGAATTTTGATGGTATAGATCTATCTAATGTCATAGAGATACACGACATCAAAAGAGACGTCGGAAATACACGTAATGTTGTTTCAAGTAGCGCTTTAAAAATTGGCGAGCACGTTCAATCTGTACACGTTGGAGCTAAAAAAATAAGTGTTGATTTTTCTATTTGGACCAGAAATAGAAACGAGGTAAAACATAATTTAGCGAAGGTTTTCAACAGAACCACACCTAGAAAATTGTCTTTTTCTGACGAACCAGATAAATATTACATGGCAATAGTTGTAGATGACATACCGATGGTTGAAGATGTTATCAAGCGTTCAATAGGGACTATCACTTTTTTAATTCCAGACGGTGTTGCACACTCTATCACTTATAAAAAGTTTTTGGATTATACGCAAGAAGGCAACAAGCTTATTTTTAGTTTGCAAAATGATGGGAATACTAACGCTTATCCAATAATCAAAATAAAACACAACTCCGAAAATGGCTATATTGGAATTGCAAATGAGACTGGAGCATTTGCAGTTGGTTCTCCTGAAGAAGAAGACGGGACTATCGTTCATCGTAACGAAGTCCTTTTTGATTACTCAAAAGCGATAGCACAAGCTCTGGACGGTGCGCCAAACGTCGCAAAACTTAATCACATGCCACCAACATACGACACAGAACTTAAGCGGATGCGCATTGATAACATCTTAGGCTCTGGTAAAGGCGGTGAATATGTTGTTATTGGAAATAGAGGCACCACACCGGGATACACAGAACATGTTGGGACTCGAACGTTTATTATCAATCCTGACTCAAACGGAGAATACACTCTCAACGAGCATCTGTGGTGGAAACAGATTTTTATTGCTACCGCGCAGGATCAAAAAGGATTTTTAAAGCTTTGTGTGACAGGTGAAAACGATGAATTTTTATATGGCATAGAAACTTACAAACGTAAAAACGGCTTTGAAACAGAGTATAACTTTTTTGCTCTTGATGATGACGGTGTAGGCTGGAGATTTTACAAGCAGTTTAAATTTCAAGCTGACAGGAATTATCACAATCCTTTTTCAATGAATAGAAGTAGAGCGGTTGAGATTTTTCGTGAAGAAGATAAGTTTAGGATTTATTTTAATGGTGCGCATCATCATGTAACTGTTCCGTCCCTAAAAGGCAAAACGTCCCGCAAGATACATCTTGCGATGGGGACATGTAGCGATAGCTCTAAATATATCAACTACAACCTGTTTGAAAAAGTCAATTTTGAAAAAATGGGAGTGTCTCATTACAACAATATCGTCAATAAATATCAACCAGGGGATGAGGTTATCATTAACTTTGAAAATGATACAGTCAAAACCAAAGAGCTTAATTCCTTACAGGATATGGTCTTAGGCTCTCAACCAATATCTGTACCGCCAGGAGAATCAGAATTGGTTATCCAGTTGTCTAAATTTTCTCAGTCTGCACCAAATGTTGAGATACTTATGGAAGAGAGGTGGTTGTAATAACTCTAGTAATACACGACGCAAAGTTACATCCAGTTTTGCTTTTAGACAATGAGAAACAAGGAGCACTTAATTATTATGATGACTTGTGGACTAGACAGCTCACAACCGGTTCGTCAGTCTTTGAGTTTTCTGTTTATAAAAAAACGCTACTAGGTGATAATCCACTTAATCACAAATATCACGCACTAAACGATCAAGCATTTGTCTCTTTTGTACACAAAGGTAAAGTACAATTGTTTAACATCATGCAGGTCGAGGAAACAGAGACAACGATACGTTGCTTTTGCGAAAATCTTAATTTAGAGTTACTAAACGAGTATTGCAACGCATATAAAGCAACTAAAGCGATGTCGTTTGAAGAGTACCTTGTGCAATTTGATATTTTAAACTGGGGTGCTTTGACAATTGGCACAAACGAAGTCAAGGACAAAAAACTTACTTTGGAATGGACTGGTCAAGACACTAAGTTAGCTCGTCTTTTGTCAATTGCTAATAATTTTGATGCAGAAATCGAATTTGAAACTCAATTACACAACAATCACACATTTAAAGCGTTTATTGTAAATGTGTACAAAGAATATGAAGAGGGCACATCTTATGGCGTAGGTCGTGACCGCAGCGACGTAGTGTTGAGATATCAAAAAAATGTAGCTGGTATCACTAAAAAATTAGACAAGCGCCAGATTTATAATGCCATACGCCCGTACGGCAAAAAGACAGTCAAAGGCGAGCGCGTTATTTCTAATCCTGTAACTCGTAAAGTCACTAAAACGGTTGGTTCAAATCGCACGTACTTAGGCGGAGACCTTAAATATTATGGTCATACAATCAAAAAAGCTAACGTACAAGCTATTATTAACTACGCAGTGCAATATAATATTTTGCCAAGCGGAATCATATGTCAACTGTACCTAGAGAGTTTCTGGGGTGATTCGACAGTTGGCAAACGCGACAATAATTGGTCAGGTATGAGCGGTGGAGCACAGACGCGTCCAAGTGGAGTAAAAGTCACTACTGGTATGGCTCGTCCTGCTAACGAGGGTGGAACATACATGCACTATGCAAGTGTAGATGACTTTTTAAAAGATTACACTTATCTTTTAGCAAAGCAAGGGATTTATAATGTTGTCGGCAAAAAGAACCTAGCGGACTACACAAAAGGACTTTTTAGAGCTGGTGGCGCTAAATATGACTACGCAGCAGCAGGTTATCAAAGCTACACAAACTTGATGACTAATATCCGCAATGGGATCAATAAAGTAACTGGGAATATCCTAGATACTATTGATAAGTTGTGGCAAACTCCTGTAAAGCCAATAACGTCAGTAACAACTGCGAAAAGAGCTACTAAAACAATACAAGCTATTAATGAGGCTACTAAGCTGAAAGGGCGCAGAGTTGGTTCTGGGCAGTGTTATGCGCTGTCTGGTTGGTATGCGAAAAAATTGGATGGCGCTTGGATTGACAGTTCAATTGGTGGTATCAGAGGCCGTATCGGAGGCGGTATGGCTGCTGCCCTGATTGGTACCGACTATAACTGGGGTGCTTATGGTTGGAAGCTAGACAGGTCGCCTAATGCTGGCAACTTGCAAGCTGGCGGTATCTATAATGTTAAAGCAAATTTTGGTGCTCCGTTTTATACAACACAATGGGGGCACACAGGGATTATCAAGAGTGTGTCTAAAACAAGAGTCACTGTCTTAGAGCAGAATTACGCTGGACGCATGTATGTCATGGAAAACTCGTATGAGATTAACGCTTTTGCTAGAGGATTACAAACAGTATGTTATCCACGTGAAATAGCGCAAGGAATGTCTGTTAACGGGGCAACAACACAGCAAGTCAGTGGCGGTACACAAATATCATATGAGGAAGTCGTGCAAGAAGCACAGACAGAATCATACGAAGAAGAACAAATCATCTACATTGACAACTCAATCTACAAAGAGTGGAAAGACGAAAACGGTAAAGTAGAGTACTATCTCAAAAATGGATTTTTGTACGCACCTTTATCAAGAGACCGTTATCCATCTGTTTTAACAGGTAACGAGACACGAGACAACTGGATACGAAAAGACATGGAAGTCGAGACTGATAGTCAAGAAGTCTTGATGTCAACAGGTCTAAAAGACTTAAAAGCACACGCTTATCCAGCTGTCACTTATGAAGTTGATGGATATGTTGATTTAGAACTTGGTGATGTTGTGCGAATACAGGACGACGGATACGAACCGCCGCTAATTCTCACAGCGAGGGTTATTGAGCAAGAAATATCCATAACAAATCCCAGCTCTAACAAAACTAAATTCAGCAATTTTGTCGAAAAAGAAAGTCAGTTAGCTTCCGACTTAATTAGTGATATGTTGCGTCTATACGATGAATCAATTCCTTACGAAATCAAATTAGCGACTTCAAACGGAGTTGCTTTTAAAAATGGGGTTGGTGAGTCTGTATTAACGCCTAGCTTGCAAAAAAATGGGAAAGACTATGAAGCTGTTTATTTTTATAAAAATGGCGACTCACTGATTGAGATAGGTCCTTCGCTAACAGTTAAAGCAAGTGACTTTAGCCATGTTTTGAACATAACAGTCGAAGCTTACGTTAATGAGGAACTTGTAGTAAGTACGCAAATATCCTTTACAGATACTGAGGATGGGACTGATGGAGAAAAAGGCGATGATGGTAAGTCATCATGGACAGCGTGGGCTAATTCAGAAGATGGAAAAGTTGATTTTAGTATAACTGAGTCTAAAAATAGAAGGTTTATTGGAACTTATACTGGTATAGAACAATCAACAAACTATCTTGATTATAAGTGGACTGACATGGTCGGAACAGTTGTTGTCGGGACAAACAATCTAATCGATGGCACTAAGTCATTTAGTGGCACAGACTGGTTTACATCCGCAACGCTAGAAGACGAAAACATCTCTAATTATCCATTTACATTTAAAAAATGGATAAGCGGACAAAAGGTATCACACGCAAAAGACATTATTGTCGAGCAAGGTGTGACATACACTTTTAGTGCTTATGTCAAACGTGAGGAAGCAGGAAATCTGTATTTTTACTTGTACGATGAAACCGATGATTTTATTACTAGCGATACCCCACGAGAGACGATTATAAAAAACGTTGACTCAAATGTCAGACGCTTTGAAATCACCTTTACACCAGCTAAGACAGGTAAGATTAGACCACGCTTCGCAATGATCGCTAGCGAACAAGGTAGTTTTAGCTCTGGCGGATTTATGCTTGTAAGAGGTAACAAGACGGGTGACTGGCAAGAATCGGAAGCTGATAAAGCAAGTAATCTTGATTCAAAAGCCGATGGTGCTTTTACTGTTGAGCAGTTAAACGCACTCGCAGAACGTGCTCGTATTGCGGAAGCTGAATTGCAATCTAAAGCAACGTTAGACACAGTTAACGACTGGGTTAAAGCATTGCAAGACGAAATCAAGGCACGGGAAGAGGGGCAAAAACTATCAGAACAAAAATTAATAGACTTTTCTAATCGTATGATAGCAGTACAACAAACAATTGGGGAGATGCAGATACGCACTGATTTTGTTACTAAATTTATGAGTCAGTCAGAGGACGGTCTTGTAATCGGACAAAAAGACGGGACCTCAAGCGTTCGTGTTGATAATGACCGTATAAGCTTTTACTCAAGTGGTAAAGAGGTCGCTTATATTGCTCAAAGTGTGTTAGTTATTGACAGCGGTATCTTTACGACCAAACTACAAATAGGACGCTATCGTATTGAGCAATACGAGTTAAATCCGGACATAAATGTTGTTCGCTACGTTGGATAGGAAGGAGGTTAAATGACAACTTATTATAGTAACTCTGATAGGAGTTATCGCTTAACTTATATCGTTGACGAGGTATCAACATCAATTGCAGATAATAGCAGTCAAGTCAGATTTAGGCTTTATTTAACGTCAGGAACTAATAGTTACGCACAATACAATTTTAGTGGTTATGCTTGGGTTGGTGGTAGATATGACTTTACAGCACCATCGGCGCTTGGATTTAACAGTAATTATCTACTGATTGATAAAACTATCAAAGTACCACACGACGCTGATGGTAGTAAGACTGTGGTTGTTGCAGCTAAATTATATGGACCTGGAGGATATGCACCGGGGACGCTAACAATACCAGACCAAAAATTTACGCTGACTAAAATACCACGAACAAGCACAGTTGCGGTAAGTAGTGGTTATTTTGGGGATACGCTAAATGTCAACATCAATAAAACAAATGACAGTTTTACATACGATGTCAGATATAACGTTAACGGGATAACTGGCACTGTGGCTAGTGATATATCAGGGTCAACGACTTTTAAGACAAGCTTAGATTGGGCTAGCACAATTCCAAATGCAACTAGTACACCAGCTACAATTTATGTTGATACTAAGTCAAACGGTTCAGTCATTGGGACATCAACAGGTATTTTTTATCTAACTGTACCTGATAATGTCAAGCCAAAAATTTCAAGTCTCTCTTTATCAGACACAAATCAAAAAGCATCTACAATTGTAGGTGCTAATAATTTTGTTCAGATAATTTCTAATCCAGTCGTTACATTTAATGGGGCTAGTGGTATTTATGGGTCTACAATCCAAAATTTTAATGCGGAGGTGGTTGGCAAAAACCAATCCACGCAGCAAAATGGTGGTCCGCTCGGGATATTTAACTTTAGTGGCAAAGCGACTATTAAAGCTACAGTTACAGATAGTAGGGGCAGGGTGTCAGACCCTGTGACAACAGAAATCAACGTTATACCATACTCCCCGCCAGCGTTTAGCTTTACTGTCACACGTGCAGGGGCTAAAAATGACCAGCTGGTAGTTACTCGTAATGCTAAAATCTCCCCGCTTATTGTCGATGGCGTACAAAAAAATAAGATGATGTTGACTTTTAAAACAGCACCACTTAATACAACGAGCTTTACAATAGACACATCAAACGCAAGCGGTACTTATACCTCTGTCTCAGAGTTAATTAACTCAACAGCTACGCTTAGTGGTTCGTATGGAGCTGACAAATCATTTGATGTCTACGGTTTGCTTAGTGATGTTTTTAGTGCGAGCGGAGGCGGTACACCCGTTAAACAAACCGTATCAACGGAGTCTTTTCCGCTGTCGTGGCATAAAAACAGCGTCGGAATTGGAACATTACCAAAAATTGATGATACAGGTTCTTTAAATGTCGCAGGAAATATTTATTCTGATGGCAAACCAATCCAACAAAAACAGCTAGCTTTAAATAATGGTGGCTCTTTTAGGCATGATGCAACAGATTTAAATACTCTACAAGATACAGGTTTTTATTGTGTTTCTTACGGACCTAACAGACCTTCTGGATCTGGACAAGGCTATGTAACAGTTGTAAGACATGAGACAGCAAACTATGCTTATCAACAATTTTACGACCGTACGAACAAAACTATTTTTACACGAGTACTTGAAAACGGGGCATGGAGTGGTTGGAGTGAGTACGCTAAAAAAGATAGCTTACCTAAAACGATAGACTCAGGCTGGCGGTCAATCGGAAATGGTTTTAGTTATAGACAGACAGGCAGTACAGTCACCGTTAAGTACGACTTTGCGACGAACGGCATAGATAAGTTGACGGTTGGCTCTATGCCTACGAATTTGATACCTAGTGACATGATGTTTGCAGTAACGGCTTGGACTGTACAACTGAATGTTTTAAATGTACAAGTGAGCGCAGATGGTCGTATTCTGTGGTTTAATCCGTCAAAATGGACTGTTAACGTAAAAGGTCAAATTCAATGGACAATTTAAAGGAGGAAAACTATTGGAAATTTTAAACAAATATCCTGTAACGCTAGAAGATAACAGTATTAAAGAAGTTAAAGCTATTTTAAAATTCGAATCTAGCACAATCAAAGCAAATTTTGAAGTGACGCTACCAGCGGAAGAAAACGACAAGAAGTTTGCTGAAACTTTAAAAACGTGTGAAAAGCTTATCTTTGAGCAACTTTACAAAGACAAAGCAGAAGCAGAACAATTTGAAAAAATTAATGACGCAATTGCTAAGTCAAAGGCGCAATCAGATAAAGCGGAAAATATGATTAAACTGATGTCAGCAACTGTTAACGATTTGATTAAGACAATGGCTGACGGAGGGAAATTGAATGATACAACGCTTAACGCTGCTAGCGAAAATAGCAGTACACATATTTAAAAACAAAAAAGGAGAAAAAACAATGATGATTAATTACTTTGCAATGCAGATTGAACTAGGGTGGATTACTATTGATGACGTTCCAGCATTTTGTCGTGAGCGAGTACGTAAACTAATTGAAGTTTCTACGGTTGGTACAGAAGGAAAATGAGGCAATGAATGAACATTGACATACTACAAATTGGCGCAGCAAGCGGGGCGATTTTATCGGTAGTTGGATTGTGGGCGTTTGTTGTTAATCCGTTTAAAACAGCGATGCAAAAAAACGAAGATACAATGAGCGCCCTTAAAGACACAATAAAAGAACTGGCTTACGAGCTAAAAGACTCACAGCGTGACCGAGAAAATATCCATAAAGTTTTGGATATCCATGAGCAACGACTCGGAAAGACGGAAGACGACATCATCGTCAACAAAGAACAAATAAAAACATTATTTAACAGGAGAAATAAACATGATTAATTTAAAATTACGACTACAGAACAAAGTAACTTTGATGGCTATTTTAGGAGCTATATTTTTGCTAGCGCAACAATTAGGTATTAAATTACCGTCAAATATTGCGGATATTGCAAACACAGCAGTAACGCTTTTGGTATTACTTGGAGTTGTTACAGACCCAACAACCGAAGGTCTTTCAGACAGTGAGCAAGCATTGAATTACCACGAGCCAAAAAAATAGGAGGGGACATGCGAGCAATCACTAAAATAGCAATGGTACTAGCAATAGCAATACTGTACATACCGCTTGCAGTGGTTGCTTTTTTTATTTATCCGATTTATTTACTTTTTGGAAAGGAGGAGTAAATGCCAACATATCAAGAATATAAAAACAGGTCAAATGGCAATGCTTATGATATCGATGGATCGTTTGGTGCGCAATGTTGGGATGGCTACGCAGATTACTGTAAGTATCTAGGACTGCCATACGCAAACTGTACAAATACAGGATACGCAAGAGACATATGGGAACAACGTCACGAAAATGGTATTTTAAACTACTTTGACGAAGTAGAGACTATGCAAGCAGGCGATGTCGCAATTTTTATGGTAGTTGCAGGTGTTACACCGTATAGCCATGTGGCTATTTTTGATAGTGATGCAGGTAGTGGATACGGATGGTTTTTAGGTCAAAACCAGGGTGGAGCAAACGGAGCATATAATTTAGTAAAAATACCATATTCAGCGACTTATCCTACTGCGTTTAGACCAAAAGTTTTTAAAAATGCAGTTACTGTTACAGGTAATATAGGACTAAATAAAGGCGATTACTTTATTGATGTATCAGCTTATCAACAAGCAGACTTAACTGCTACTTGTCGGCAAGCTGGCACTACTAAAACGATTATCAAAGTATCTGAGTCACTCGCTTGGCTGTCTGACAGGCATCAGCAACAAGCTAATACTAGTGACCCGATTGGTTATTATCACTTTGGACGATTTGGAGGAGATAGCAGCTTAGCGCAACGAGAAGCAGATTTATTTCTGTCCAATTTACCAAGTAAGAAGGTATCTTATTTAGTCATTGACTATGAAGATTCCGCAAGCGCAGACAAGCAAGCCAACACAAACGCAGTTATTGCATTTATGGATAAAATCACTAGTGCTGGTTACAAACCTGTTTATTATAGCTATAAGCCATTTACGTTTAATAATGTTGATTATCAGCAGATTATTGCTAAATACCCTAATAGTATTTGGATTGCAGGCTATCCCGATTATGAGGTTCGCTCTGAACCACTGTGGGACTATTTTCCATCTATGGACGGCGTGCGCTGGTGGCAGTTTACAAGCGTAGGAATAGCTGGGGGGCTAGATAAAAATGTCGTTTTATTAGCAGATGATAGTAGCAAAGTGGATATACCTAAGATTGACAAACCACAAGCACCACAAAGCCAGCTTACTTTTAATCAAAAGCTAGATACTAACACTAAATTAGACAACTCGAATGTACCTTACTACGAAGCAACTCTTAGCACAGATTACTATGTAGAATCTAAACCAAACGCAAGTAGTACAGACAAAGAGTTTATCAAAGCAGGTACTCGTGTGAGAGTCTATGAAAAAGTGAATGGATGGTCACGTATTAACGCTTCTCAGTCTGACCAGTGGGTCGAAGATAAGTATTTAGCTAATGCCACACAAGTATAAAACAGGAGGTAAAGCTCCTTTAGATAAGACAAAACCGCTCTCTAATTGAGGGCGGTTTTTTTGTGTGTCTAGAGTTTGCTTTCAATTAATTGTTTTAATTCTAATAAGTCTTCTTTTGTAGCATTTTTGTTAATAAAACTACGAGCAGTAGATCGTTTTGATAGATAGGTTCTATGTTCTCTATTGTTTTCTGCCCACTTTTTATTTGCTTTTTCTTGAGGTGTTAATTCTTTATCCATTTCAATCATCCTTGTTAATAAAGTAAAATACAACTAAACAAATTGCGAAAATAATCAAATATTTCATATTTGTCTTAGATATGATATACTATCAGTAGTGGCAAGGGGCTTGAGCCCCAAACTACTACTAGAACCTTATTTGAATCTCCGTGGCCGGTTTTTCTTTTTAGGTTCTTTTTTATTGCTGTGATTATGCTTGCTATACCAACCAACAGAGTTCCGATTGAAGTAAGCAAATCAGCAATTTCTGATATCCTCATATCTTCCTCCTTTCTATATATTAATTATAATACATGTACTATATAAAGTCAATACTTTTTTTTAAAATATTTATCTTTTTGTCTATCAGAACAGAAAAATTTAAAATTGTCTATTTTTAGGATTTTTTATCGAATAGATAAGTGGAGGATAAAATATGTTATATATAGATGAGTTTAAAGAAGCGATTGATAAAGGCTATATTTCAGGGAACACAGTAGCGATTGTGCGCAAAAACGAACAGATTTTTGATTATGTGTTACCGCACGAAAAAGTGAGAGATGATGAAGTTGTGGCAGTTGAGAGAGTGGTTGATGTGTTAGAAGAGCTATATCATTTTTAAGTGAAGAGAAATTATAAAAAGTTTTGGGTCTCTTTTTGGGTCTCCCTTTTATATAAAACTACGGTAATCAACGAACAAGATAAAAAGAAAAAACCTTGATATGACAAGGTTTTGGTAAGTTATGACTACTTACGGTAAGTATTTATGGAGCCGGTCATGTTAGTAAAAATCCCCATGATTCAATGTCTCTTTGGCATTCGTTCCATGCGTCAAACCATCAAGGACATTGAGGTTAATGTGGCTTACCGCTGGTTTCTTGGGTTGACTTTAGAAGATAAGGTGCCTCATTTCACAACTTATGGTAAGAACTATAATCGTCGTTTCCAGGATAAACAAGTCATTGAAGCAATTTTTGCTTATATCTTGGGGCTCTGTCTCAATGCTGGTTTGATTGACCCCACTGATATCTTTGTGGATGGGACTCATATCAAGCCAGCCGCTAACAATCACAAATACATCAATCAAGAAGTCGATGCACAAGCTAAATTTATGAGTGATCAGTTGGAGAAGGAAATTGCTAAAGATAGGGAAAAACATGGAAAAAAGTCGCTAGGAATCGCCAAAGAAAAAGAGCCCATAAGTAAGAAAATCTCTACAACCGACCCTGATAGTGGTTGGTTTCATAAGGGAGAACATAAGCAAGTTTTTGCTTATAATGCCCAGGTAGCTTGTGATAAGTATGGTTGGGCACTAGGCTATAGTATCCACGCAGGGAATGTCCATGATAGTCAGGCATTTCCTGAACTCTTTGACAAAATCAAAGCATTGACTCCTCACTATCTCATCGCTGATTCTGGTTATAAAACTCCA